TTTAGTTCGAATGCAGACGAATTGCAGAACTCTTTTATTCTTTTTAATAATATGGTTATTCGACCATTTCAAGAAGAAATATTAGAAGCCTTCGACCGCATTTTAGCATATAACGGAATTAGTTTAAAACTATTCTTCAAGACGCTCAAACCACTTGAATTTACAGACCTTGAAAACGCACAAACAGAAGAACAAGTAGCCGAAGAAACGGGGGCAGATACAACAGAACTAAAAGCCCAATCCAATTTAGACAACGAAGTAGCTAACGCCCTAATCGACTTAGGCGAAGACCCTAACCCCGAATGGTTATTAGTAGACGAATACGAATTAGATTACGACACCGACGAAGCGGAAAACGAACTATTTAAAGAGCGCAAAAAAACACTATTTGAGAAAGCGAAAAAGATAGTTTCCACGGGCGTAGCGTTTCCTAACTCAAAGAGTAAACAAGACGATGTTATAGACGGTATTAAATTTATTACACGTTACGTTTATGCAGGAGTTACAACGGCAAAGAGTCGGGAGTTCTGTAAAAAAATGATAGCCGCAAATAAGATTTACCGAAAAGAAGACATAGAAAGAATGTCAAAGCAAGTAGTTAACGAAGGTTGGGGGGCGCGAGGCGCTAACACTTATTCGATTTGGTTTTACAAAGGGGGCGGTAACTGCCACCACAGATGGAATAAACAAGTTTACGCAAGTTTTGAAGGCACGGGAATAGACGTTAATTCCCCTAACGCTAAAGTAATTGCAGGGACTAAAGCGGAAAAATTAGGCTACGTTATTAAGAATGACAAGAAGGTAGCGCAACGCCCCGTGGATATGCCGTATAACGGCTTTTTACCAACCAATAAAAGATTTAAATAATGGCTGAAGCATTATTAATAACCCGCGACGATTTAGTACGATTTACCGCAGTCAACGGGAATATGGATACGGATACCTTTATACAATGGATTAAGGTAGCGCAGGACATACATATACAAAATTACACGGGTACGGACTTATTAGAGAAGATTAAAACCGACATAATAAACAATACGTTAATAAACCCTTATTTAACCCTTGTCGAAACCTATTTAAAGCCTATGTTAATACATTGGGCAATGGTTGAATTTCTACCCTTCCAAGCCTATACAATAGCAAACAAGGGAATCTTTAAACATAGTTCCGAAAACGCCACTAATATAGATAAAAACGAAGTAGACTTTTTAATAGAAAAGCAACGGCAGTTAGCGGTTTATTATACGGAAAGATTCATAGATTATATGTCTTTTAATAGTGCGTTATTTCCCGAATACAACACTAATAGTAACGGAGACGTTTACCCTTCGTCTGATTCCACAACTTACACCGGTTGGTTTTTATGAAAAAGATTTACACGCCTAAAAAACAAAACATTATTAAGCTAACGAAGTTATTAATTAAACTGAATAAGAAATGAATTATTGGGGACAAGGCGCAGTTAATATGATAGGTTGGGGACAAGCTGCAAAAAATATAATAGGTTGGGGTTCTATTTGTGCCGATAGTTGGTCACCCAATACAAATTTAGTCGGGTGAAAAAATTAGACCACCTTCAAGGATTAGGACTTATCTATTATATATGCGGTTACGCGGGTTTTCTGTTTGCCGTATTCGATGACATACCAATTTACCAAAAACTATTTAGCGCTACCTTTTGCGCATACATTACATACCAATTATTAGCCCATTGGAACTACCCAAATGAAAACTAAACTTTCCCTTTTCTTACTTTCGATACTATCAATATTAGCACCCGTCAAACCGATGGTTTTAATTGCCGTTGGGTTTATAATATTAGATATGTTTTTCGGAGTTTGGCGAAGCGTAAGTTTATATGGTTGGAAGTCTTTTAGGTCAAGACGTTTAAGTAATACCGCTTCTAAATCTTTTCTTTATGCGGGGGCTATTGTGTCCGTTTACTTCTTGGAAAAGTATTTATTAGCTGATTTGTTAGGTCTTTTCGTAAGCGTTCACCTTGTCTTAACTAAAGCGTTTACCTTCTTTTGTACGTTTATCGAGATAAAAAGTATAAACGAATCTTACGAAGACGTCACGGGAAAGAACGTACTTAAATCATTTAAGGAGTTTTTGACGCGAACCAAGAACGATTTAACGGAGTTTAAAAACTAAATATATGTACACAAATATGTACACACGCGAACAAATTGAAAAAGCCGTAAAGGCTAAGGGCTATAAATGGTTTGAAGATAATTCAAATAAAGGTTACGACGTTAATATAGTAGGGGTTAGAAATAACGCGCCTTCGATAGCCGACAAAGTAACTAACGTGTTTGACGATTTCATAACCATATCTTACAAAGATTCTTTGGGGAATTGGCAGTTCTTTTGTTGGAATGCCACTACCGACGCAGGTAAAAAAGGCGTTGAAAAATTCGGAAACCCAAAAGGAGTTGCGCGGTTAGTAGCGGGTCAATATCGCGGGGCTTGGGCTATTGATAAACACCGTGGAAAATACGACGCATTATGTCAAAGATTAGGTAACGTTACGGTGTGGCGCGATGCCAACCGAGACTTAAAGTTTGACGAAATCAAAACCGACACGGGAATTTTTGGAATCAATATACACAAGGCGGGTACGGATTCTACTTGGGTAGAAAATTGGTCTGAAGGTTGCCAAGTTTTTAAAAGAGTAAAAGACTTCGAAACCTTTATGTTTATATGCAAGAAAGCTGCGAAGATTCACGGGAATAAGTTTAGTTACACTTTGCTCGAAATATGAGACTATTTTTAATAGCGTTTTTAATCGTTTTAACGGCGTTTTCGTGTTCAAGTGAACGCCAAGCACAATACCATTACAGAAAGGCTCTTAAACACGGGCTAAAGGTGGTTAATGACCGCGATACAATACGAATAAGTACAATAGATTCTTTCCCCATTATAATTAACGACACTATCGTATGGGAAAAGTTTATTGCGTATCGCGATACGGTAATACAATTGAAGAATGTATATATTCCTAAAACCAAATGGCAAACTAAAATCGAATACCGAGAACGAATTAAGACCTTAAAAATTAAAGGGGACACCCAAGTAAAGATAGTTAAACACGAATCTAAAGCAAAGGTAAAAACGCAACAAGTTGTTAAATACCGTACTTCGTGGTGGTTGGTATTGATAGCTTTTGTGTTGGGGTTCTTTTTAAGGTTATTTTTAAATTCTTCGTTATTTAATAGGATTAGTTTACTTTTACGTTATCGTAACCAATTATAAATGAAAGTAATTAAACACGGGCGAAATGTCCACGAACTAAAGTTAGAAGGCAAATTAGTTCACGTAGCTATGTTATCAGACATACATTGGGACAACCCACATTGCGACCGCGACCTATTAAAAAAGCATTTAGATTTCTGCAAAGAGAATGACATTCCCGTAATAATTAACGGGGACTTCTTTTGTTTGATGCAAGGGCGAGGCGACAACCGACGCAATAAATCCGACATACGACCCGAACATAACAACGCGAGGTATTTAGATTCGATTGTAGAAACTGCCGTAGAATGGTTCGAACCTTACGCTGAAATCATTAAAGTAATCGGTTACGGAAACCACGAGACCGGAGTAATTAAATTTCAAGAAACAGACCTATTAAGAAGATTCGTAGACCTACTTAACTACAAGTGCCAAACCGAAATACATACGGGCGGGTACGGTGGTTGGATAATTGTTAAACAAAACTTCCATAGTAATTCAATAATTAGTACGAAAGTTAAGTATTTTCACGGAAGTGGTGGCGGTGGAATAGTCACAAAAGGAGCGTTAAACCTTACAAGGGCTTTAGAAATGTACGAAGATATGGACGTATTTTCGATGGGGCATATACACGAAAATAGTGGACGAAACGACCAACGGGAAGAACTGCATTTTCATTCGAAGCAAGGTTACTCAGTTAAACAGAAACCTATTCACCTTATGCTAACGGGAACTTATAAAGAAGAATATAACGACGGGTACATAGGTTGGCACGTTGAAAGAGGCGCACCCCCGAAGCCTTTAGGCGGTAGGATATTGAAAATAGAAACAAAAGAAGTTAATAACTCGTACGTTAAAAACATAGATTCTTTCAAATTTCCGTTGTAATTTAGCGCATAGCGTTTTAATTAGGGGGCAAAAGCCCCTTTTTTTATGTCTTGAAAACGCTTATAAATCAAGGGTTTAGAAAATAATTTGTTAAAAAATCAAAAAAAAATGTTAAAAAGTTTGGTAGATTGAAACTTACTATTTATATTTGCGTATAGTTATTCACTAAACAATTAAAAAAAACGCTATGAAAACTTTTAAAATTGAATTTTTAGACAAAGATGGAAATGAACTTTGGACTTCATTAACCGAGCAGGTTAATTTGGAAGACTGCCAACTTTACGCAGAACTATTATTTGCCAACTCGAATGTAAATGATTTATCTAACTATTTAATAACTGAATTATGAAAGACCCTTACGAATACTTCGACCGGTACGGGACGTGTGACTATCAAATCAAAGTGGATAAACACGGGGCTTACGAAATCGAATTAAGTAACATCTATTGTGAACTATGCCACTCGGATTACTGCGAACCCTACGAAATGACCGAAGCCGAAATAGAAGGGCTTTATTATTGGACTTGGGAAGAATTAGCCGCTGAAGGTGTTTTTGATTGGTGGCAAGAAATAGAAGACGATTGGCATAACTACGGATTGGAAAACGAAAAATACTAACGATGAAAAATAATTTAATAGAACAAATTAAATGGTGGGTGCAGGATAAGGATTGGACACACCGAAACGGACACTTTAACTTTAACCATTATTGCAACGTAATACAAGCGAAATATGAAGACTTATATAATAACACACTATTACCAACAGAACCCGAAAGCAAGGAGAAAGAAAACGATTTCGATTGTTGAAGCCTACGACACAAGACACGCTAAATTAGTGTTGGACATTTGGGAAAAATTAATAATAAATATAAAACAGATATGACACCAAAAGAAAAAGCAAAAGAACTATTTAAACGTTATATTGAATTTACCCAAGAATGGGACGAATTAGACGGGTACATAGTAAATAAATATAACGCCAAACAATGCGCGTTAATTGCTATCGAATTATCTAAAGAATTTATAACGGGAGATTTAGACGAATCATTTGACAAATTTTTATACCTACAAGAAGTCGAACAAGAAATAAAAAAATTATGACACTTTACGAAAAGGCGAAAGACCTAATTAACCAACTTGAACTCGAAAAAAAATGCAGAAAAAGACGATTCGTTAACCAACGAAGCTACCTTGTTTATTTTCTACGAAGACACGGTGCAAGTTATCCGTACATAGCAGAACTGCTAAAACAGAACCACGCTACTTGTATTCACGCATATAATAACGCAAGGTATTGGGAAAAGAAAAGCGACAAGTTCTATATGTTAGACACGGAGTTTTTAAGAAACGAACTAAACAACTTTGAAATTAGCAGAAGTTTAAGCGACTTGTTTATAGATGTTTTGAACTGCGGAAGTATAAAGGAACTCGAAGCAATCCAAGAACGTATAAAAAGAAATGAATATAAAAACGAAAATAAACAAATATTAAATTAATTAGTTATATTTGCAAATGGTTCGTCTCTCACATTATAGAACCTTAAAGAAGTTACTAACCCTTGTAATGAAGTAGAAGTGAGAGCCTACGGAGTTGCGAGGGTTTTTTATTGATTAAAATTTAGGCAAATGGCTAAAGAAAAAAATGGGTTTGTATTGTATTGCGATGTAATACATACCGCCGAAAAACTAACCGACGAACAAGCGGGTAAATTGTTCAAACATATTTTACGTTACGTTAACGACCAAAACCCCGAATGCGATTTTGTAACTGAGATAGCCTTTGAACCAATTAAGCAAACGCTTAAAAGAGATTTAGTTAAGTACGAAAACAAACGAGCGCAGAATAAAGCAAACGCAGAAAAGCGATGGAATGCGACCGCATCCGAACGTATGCCAACCGATGCGAAAGATGCCGTAAGAGATAGAGTAATAGTAAGAGATAAAGTAATAGATAATAATACTATACCTTCTTGCGAAGATTTTATAGCTTATGCAGTTAGTCAAATTTCAGATATCAATACGGAAGAAGTTAGATTGAAGTACGAAAGTTGGAAAGTTAATAATTGGTGTACGAATGTAAAGGGAAAAGAAAAACCGATTAAAAATTGGAAGTCCACTTTATTAAATACTTTACCTTACCTTGGCAGAAAAAAACCCGAAGAATTATCCGACGATATGAAGGCTTATAACTACGTTCAAAAAATGAAAAATTACATAGACACTAAAGATTACAGAAATGCTGACTAAACAAGGAGATACTATTAAATACTTATTAGACTACAAAGAAGGGAAGATTAAAGAAGGGTTGGGGATAGGTTGCGGGTTAGATGACTACCTACGATTCAAACGCAAACAACTAAATATTATTTTAGGACACGATAATGTCGGAAAAACATATTGGATTAATTGGTACTTCCTTGTATTGGCACTAAAACACGGATTAAAGTTCTGTTTATGGAGCGGTGAAAACCAAAAGGGACAAATATTAAGAGACTTAATACAGATGTATGCGGGTGAACCATTTAAAAACCTAACTAC